AGAAATTGTTGCATTGCTGATTGAGTTTGCTGCACCATGCGGAAGGGGAAACCCTTCAACATCTCAGCTCTCTCAGAGTCAGTTTTCTCAGGAAAAAGGAATTTAAGAGCTTCAATGCTGTCCACACCAAGCTCTTGAAGGTTACGGACAACGATCGACTTTTGGTTAATGTCGTAAGCCGTATCCTCGTAAACGTCGCCTTGATACCTGTAAGTAACAGTGCGATCTCCGTCTTCAGGTAGTCCAATAACCCCAGGAGGAACTTTATTTTCCTGTAGAGCTAGCTGAATTGTTTGAGTAACTTTGGCTTCAAATCGAGCTAAACCTTTACGGTATTTGTCCAGATTTTCTTCTGTTTGTTCTTTCGGAGGATTCGGTTCTTTGAGTCCGGCAGCCGCAATAAACGACTCACGGAAAATTACTTCTTGGTGATAGATCATCATCTCAAGGAGACGATTAAACCCGTAAGTCAAGAAGCTTTTATTCTTACGAAGAGCCGTGGCTTGCGCCCGACCCATCAAACCTTTGATTTCAGTTGCAGTAGCACCAGCAGAAATCGAGATTTCGTCGACACCACCTAATGCTGTACGAATCTCTTCGCGTAAGAGAAGGGCATAACGGTTCATATCACCGTTAACCGGGTCGGGTGTCATATAACCCACACGGTCAGACGGCTCAACGTTCGCGATAATGCGCGGAACACGCAGACCGCCGCCCATACCAGCACCGAACGGCTCACTTACGCGAGTCGAAGGGCTGTCGACACCTGAAAAACCGCTTTGACTGCTAATAGTCGGCCTAAAAGTGCTACCAGCGTCACTAGCTTCGACCAGATCACTGCGTGGACGCGAACTAATCAGCGTTGGGTTGCCGAAAAACTCAATATTTTTGGCGATATTACGAGTTAACTCGTCATGGAGCACAATTTGCTCCATAAACGGGTCAAATTCGCCCTCTCCTTCAGTACCACTAGCGTTTGGTTTGTTTAAAACCTCAACAGCGGGAATAAAACCGAGTGTATTTGGACGTTTTTTGGATGGAGTTAGAATTGCACCCGGTTCTAAGTCAAAACTAAGCTCAGTATCCGTTTCTACTTCACTAATTTCGTCAGCAGTTATAGTTAATCGGACATAACGCTTGTTTTGCCCGTAACTATTACTAGGTAGCCCTAGATTCGCGTTCTTTACTTTGTAGCTATAGACAATAACAACCTCTTCAACCTCCCCATTTACATCGTGATACACCCGATACTGGTTTTTATTGAAAAAATAAATCTGATACTTAAGTTTTGGGTCAGGTCGGAAGTAAAACAGACCACAGCCGTCTATTAAAAAGTTGCGAATTATCGCAGGAAAACGAATATCTAGTTTATTTAGAGCAATGACGTCATCTAAAAAGCGCGTGCGGCTTTTAAAAGTATCCTGATCGCAGTAAAAAGTCAGACCCTTTTTAATCATCAAAAGGGTCATCTGCTGTAGATGGCTCAAAACAACCATCGTCGATGATTGGTTGCTTCGATCTTGAGTGCGTGACGCCTCTAAGATCTCGTTGAACCTTTTTCTAGTTTCAGTCGAGCTGGCCATCTACGCACATTACAGAAAATTAAGACCCAAGAAGGATCACTTGCGGAAGATAGCTTCCTTAGCTTTTTGAGCTTTAGCTTTGGCGCGTTTGCGAGTCTCCATAGATCCGCTTACTTCCTGACCACTAGGAGCTTTTTTGGCTTCACGATCAGCAGCAAATTTCTTAAGCACCTCGGCAGGCATGTTGTCAGCCATCTGGCAAAAGATACGCTTTGACTCTTTCCAGTTTAACCGCTTCCTTAGGTAAATCCTCGATTGGGTATGAAGTTAATAGATGGTCCTCGCGGCCAAGCATGTCAGTATTACCCTCTTTAGGTTCAAATTCATCACACAGCTTCTGAACCTCAGGACGATCCCAGATGTAATACTCAGCGATCGACCGTAACTTAGTTTTACGCTTATCAGCGTCTCCCATCCAACTGAGATGCCAACCAGCGTCCCGATTACCAAAGTAACGATTATTCTGCGTGGCGCGGATAGAAGATAACGTCCCTAGCTCCTTGAGACGAGCAACTGTGCTAACCACGCCGCATCGCCAGTCAAAAAGCTCACCCTCAGGCGAAACCAACTGTCGATCAGCACGGCCGTAGTGCATTGACATACTCAAGCGAACAGTTTTATCGTTCTCTTCTTTTACGACCTCTAATAATTCAGGGAATTTAGCCGGATTCGCAATTTCATCACAGTCAGAACAAATAAAAACTGTGTCATCAGGCATCATGTGCAAACCGACGCCAAGCGCATCGCGCTGCCCACGTTCGCGGATCCATGGGTCGGGAGCCTCTTCTGCGGAAGGAAGCTCAACATGCAAAACTTGAATTTTTTCCTCAGGCAGACCTAACTCACGGATTGTATCCAGACACGTAAATGGTTTAATTTCGCCACGGTGCGTACGGTTAGCGTCAGTGATCAAAAAACCATCGACGTGGTTCTCTAAAGTCCTAATACGAAGCTCAAGAATTTCTCGCTCGTTAAAATAAGGAAAACAGTCTATGAGCACTGTAAAAAAGAGCGTGTCGCACTATATTAACTCAATCTCCAAGCTGGAGATACTTCGACGCTTTTTGTTTCGCCCGCTTTAATGAGTTTCCGTTGGACTGGTCCAGGATGGTTCCGTTGTCAGTCTCCATACCTGTGTACTGCTCACTCGGAGGAGCCGGAGCCTGCGGAGCGGGTGAGTAAGTGTAATCTTGCTCTTCATCCGCCAAACCCTCAGCAAACGCATCACTAGATGGTTGATTTGCACGCCGCTGTTCATCAGCAGCACGCATGTTCATCTGATACGCTTTAGCGAAACCAAAAGCAGCCTGAGTGTAAGGGTCCATCAGTAAAGAACGAAAACACCGTTTACGCTACCGCTAATTAAAGCAGTACATGAAATAGGAATTAAAGTGTCTCCTCCTAAGTTAGTCGCCGTCGCGTGCTGACCGGGAGCGTCCGAAAGTTCAACGGTTAAATAATCTTTCGAGTTAGTAGATTTTGCTTCAATAAAGATTGCTCTGCACGTAGCAAAATTTTTACGGCCCAGAGCAGGAGCCCAGCCAAAGCCACTCGCGTAAGGCAGCATCGAAGTCTGCCCGTACACAGACCCAAAAGCGCGAATATCCATATAAAGAGACTGTTTCGTCTATCTTAACGCGCGGACTCGTTCTTCTCCAAGTAGGTGATCAAACGATCTAAATACCACTTAGCTTTTTTAAGATCTTCTAAACCATTTTTATGTTTCTCTCTTGATACATATTTAAGTACATTCATCTTGCATCCGCCACAAAACTCTTCTGGGGACAAGCAAGACTCCATGTACTCAATCGTCTCTACAGAGCCTTGCGTGTAATGAGACGGATGATTTACTGAATCATGAGGAAACTCCTGATGAACAGGTAGCCCTAAATCAGAAAAACTCAGCTGGACGTACTCTGGATTACTCATAGCCAAACATCTCCGTAATATCTAGGACTCGGCCTAGTTTATCGTCTAATTCAGCACTGTATTTTGTGTCGCAGTGCTCGACTAAGCCGCAGGGAGCAATCTGAAGCTTGTCACCGTTCTTCACAACAGGAACCACGCGGCGATGCTCCTGCCCTTTTTTCAAATTATCGAAAGCAAGTCCCATAGAACTCCGATCAGCTACCGGCCAGCAACGAAACTGGGTTAATTCAAAACTTTTTACAGGGTCAGAGCTAGGAGAGATTACGTAGCGCTCAGCCATTTCCTGATCCAGGATCATCATCCCCATATAAGGGTTACCTAAAGAAACAAACCCAACAAACCAACTGTCCAATGGTGCCAAATAAGACTCAACCTGATAAGGTCTGGCTCCCCAAACGTCACGCGTAGGACGATTTAGTTGCCAAACCCTGTGATTATCAAAAGGAACCATCAAGGACCCGTAAGACTCGTAACGACAGAAACCAGGCTCTAGATTTAACTTCTTGAGTTTGTCTTTATACAAGAACCAATACAAGAAATTCTCACTGGTAAAACAGATATCATTCTCTGTGTACACATAAAAATCATAATACTTGTTTATAACAGCTTCACGTAGTAAGCCTTTGTGCGCCCAAGTAAGAGAGTATCCTTCCCAGTCCGCAGAAGCTACAATAATCTGTAAGGAGTTAAAGCTAACATTAGACTCAATTAACTCTTTTAAATTATCTTCATCTTCTCGGTGCTCGTAATCGATGTAGATAAACACATCTTTAATACCTGGGATCTCTTCATAACCACGCAGAGTTTTGAGTAGCGCATCAAAGCGAGAAAGCGGATTATGCGCTGTTACGAAAACGAGGAATTTGTAGTCGTGCATCAGTACTCCATTTCGAAATTGCCGCGACGCTGCAGAAAGCAAACTAAATGCGTATATGCGTCTAGTAAGTCGTCATGAGAAGTCGCGCCAATATTAATTAATTGATCAAACAACGCATCGAACTTGCGATATCTATTAAAGGTCACCTTTTTATTCTCTAAAAGACCCAAAGTACCCCTAAAACGAGCGATCTTATCTCCTCTAAAACCTTTAACCTCGTGGATGTGAAGGTTGCCCAGACCCCATTCGTTCAACATAACTCGCCTTAAGTCAGCCGCCAAAGAAGCTTGGTACGCCACCGACTCGACGACCAGCGAACACGTTGAATAAGTCGGATAGTATTTGCCGTCGTTATCTTCTTGCAAAATCCCCCACTCGACGAGCATCTTACAAAGTAAATCTATTTTTTCAAGGTTACCTATAGAACGCACCTGATGTGCGTCAATAATATAATATTTATCTTTTAAACGACCACCTAAGACAAACGCTGTGTAGTCTGATGTCTCGTTTTTGCTAGCTGATAAGTCGATACCGACCGCAAGGCTATCAAACTCCGTTACAACGTCACCTTTGATTAGCAGATCCGGCGAGAGAACCAAATCTGATGTCATGACAGGTTGCTGCTGGTACTGGAAAGCAAAAGCAACCGGATCAAGTTCTTTTTGACCTAGTAAATAATCGACACTCCACTGCTCGGGCCAATAACTAACAGGGTCACCTCCATCGTCATAAGTGAGCGCCTCTTGCTGAACTTGTTTCCAACCCTTATCTGGCACAAACATCGTTTTATGAATATCTAGAGGATGGAACCGAGTACCAAGGCAAATCGCACGTCCTCCTTCAAAAATAATAGGAGCGATAACGGAGCTCCAGTTGTTGTTCATTTCTTCCCTAATAGTAGGGTTTTTAATATCAGTACTAGATTTGATAGGGTCATCTACAATAACAAGGTGAGCACGTTTTGATGTGATCGATCCTCGAAGACCGGCAGCTCGCAAGGTAAATTCCTCATCACCCACGCGGCTGATGCCTGCGTAATCAAAATCAATACTCCAACCAATATCAGACTGCATCCCAGACCGCAGCTGGACTTTCGGGAATATTTTTTTGTAGGTAGAGGAGTCGATGATCTGCTTGATGATTCGACTTTTAGGGATAGCCGTGGCAATGTTGTACGAACAGTAAATAATCTGTAACGGTAGTCCCGCAGTAGTATGACGTCCGATGATCCATGCTGTAAACATGTTCAGCACAGTGCTTTTAGCAGAACCCCGAGGCGCTAAAATATCAAGATTAGGTCCTGCTATGTCTAAAAGATACCTATTGCTTTCCCCGGTGATTAAGTGTTTATGCCACTCCAGCATATGTGCCGCTGGGGCTTTATCCATAATCGTACAAAATGTATGAAAGTCATCAGCAGCACGTAAAAAGATATTATCTATTCCTGTGCTTTCAGAATCCACAGCTTTTGCTGCGCGAAGCTTTAAAGCACGACGATAAGCAAATGTCTCTCTGCTAGGCATGTGATTCTAGAAAGTGTCTGTATACTGATAGGCAAGATTCTAATGCCAAATGGCAAAAATTCTCTGGTACGGCGACATCCTTTCAAACACAGGGTTTGCTAGAGTTACACACAGTATTCTTAACCATCTCTCAGACACACACGAAGTCGTAGCGTTTGGCATCAACTACAACGGAGATCCACATGATCTGCCTTTTAAGGTTTACCCAGCTGCAGCCCAAAACCCCTCAGATCGTTTTGGCATCGGACGACTACCTCAAGTAGTTCAAAAAGAAAAACCAGATTTTATTATCTGCTTAAACGACATATGGATCGTTAACCAAGTCTGGGAACGAGTACATCTACTCAAAGACTCACTTAATTTTAAATTTATTGCATACTTCCCTATCGATTCAGCATACTACGTAAGCTCAATGCTTGATTATGTCAAGGATTGGGATTTCGCCATCACCTTCACAGTAGAGCAGGCTCACAGGCTGATGGCTCAGGGGGTTCAGCCACGACTGTTTGGTGTTGTTCCACATGGTCTCGATCAAAAGAAATTTTTCCCGATCCCGCAAAACGAAGCTCGTAAGTCTTTAAGAATCCCAGAGGATAAATTTATTGTCCTAAACGCAAACAGAAACCAACCTCGCAAACAGATCGACTTAACAATCAAAGCATTTGTTGAGTTTGCAGTAGATAAACCAGATACTCTGCTTTATCTACATATGAGTGAAAAAGATATGGGTTGGGATGTGCGTGCGATCTTTGACGCGGAAATGAAACGAAAAGGGTTACCTTCAGACAACCGCATGATCATGACTACAACAAATATCGATTACACAAACGCACCGCCAGACGAGCTACTAAATAAAATCTACAACGCATGTGACGTGGGAATTAACACAGCCAACGGAGAAGGGTGGGGCCTGGTTCCTTTTGAACAGGCTTCTTGTAGAAAGCCTCTCGTGCTGCCCAACCACACTTCTTTTGGAGATATCTGGAAGGGGAGCGCTTTGCTTGCAGATGTAGCTGCCTGGATTTATGACAAAGATCTAGGAGTAGAGCGAGGCATTGTTGACGTTAAAGACGTAGCTGCAAAATTAACAAAACTGTATACAGATAAAACTTTCTATAACACTGTTGCTGAGTCCTGCTACAAAGTGACACAAAATCCGGCTTACTGCTGGAGTCGAATCGCTGAAGCATTCAACAAAGCCATGGAGGAGCTGAGCAAGTGACACAATTTCATCGCTACCGCACGTATTACAGCAGCGTAACTCGTCAAGCGTTTGCTCCTACTAAATCTGGATTCCCTTCCGTATTTGATCAATCATACGATTTAGGTGGCACCTTCACAAGAATATCGTCAGGGCTCCCAGCAGATAGTTTCGCCAACTTCAGTCCTTGTGTACTCAGACATAGAGGAGCGACTTTGATCGCGTGGCGCTCTCAGCCAAAACATTTCGTATTTAGGCACGATATGAAATACTTTTACTATAACAACACGCCTACAGACATCTGGGTTGGCCAGATGCTTACAGACGACACAATAGTAGCTCCTAGAAAATTAATCAATAAGCCACACAGGCTTAGTTACGAAGATCCAAGAATTTTTATCGCACCTGACGATAACCTTCTTTGTCAGTTTGTCACAAGCACTTACGCAACAAAGTGGGATACGACAAAGCACAAAATGATAAAAACACCAAAAGTAT